ATCAAACACCGCCTGATAGCGGTATTTCTTCTTTTGAGTATCTGTGTAGTTGTAATCACTGTTTAGTTTGCAGGAGCATATTTCTCCCAAAGATGTAATTGCCAGCATAGCCCTTTTTACTTCTTCGTTAAGGTTAGCGGCCTCTAAAAGGCTAGCGCCGTAAGATTGAATCGTGAGCGTTGCGGCGTGGATATAGTTGTCCAATCCACTTCCCGTCTTTTCGATTAAAACAAGCTTCTTGGGTGGTTCTTCGGGCATTTCCATATATACCGGAACAGTCATTACATTATTCAGATAGTCAAGTACTATTTTTTCTATCATTTCAAAGCCTTTAACATCGTGTTGCTATCAAGTTGCTCCTGAAACGCTTCTTGTGTTGTGGTGATAATAGAAGCGTTAACACGGTGAACTCCCGTATATGTCGTCACTTCGTAGCCATCGCCCAAGCGAGCCACGGCGCTTTTTGCGTAATGCTCACATGCCGCCATCATCTCGGGGGATTGCATTAAAGCCGCAACTCCGTCCTCATTCCTCTCAAATTTAATCTGAGTCATTCGGATACCTCTCAACCGATATCAGTTTATTCCAAGGGAAAGAATCACCCATAAAGCCGGGCATGTATTCTTTGGCGAATCCGACTGTATGCCATTTTTCGTCATAGAACTCAACCATGCTATCTTCCCATTGATGTGTATCATCTTTGGGAATTGCTAAAATGTATGATATCTTTTTCCCGGTTAAATCAAGATCGTTAACGGCGTCTGTTGTGCTCGGAGTGCCGACAACTACGTTATCGATTTGGACGGGAATTTCCGTATATGTCGGGCGGTTAAAATCATCAACGCCGGTGGATACTCTTTCATATAAAATTACGGATATCCCTTTAATTGGTATACTCATAAAGTTCTACCGCCTTTGATTTCTGCCCTTGGAGCCCTAATAGCTTCAATTCTGCGTTTTTGATAAACAGTCCGCCCCCGGGTGAAAGATATGTCCCGGAAACAGAATAACCATTGACCGACATAGATGACTGAGACAACGCCGGGGAATCGTCCGAGCTTGATATCATTTCTCTTTTTACGACATCACAGACAACGGCCTTATATAGCTCCGTCCTTTCCGGTGGATCACTAAGCATAGCGTCAAGGTCATAACCGCGATCGTGGGCGTATACATGAAGATAATTTTCCACATCCCCGATAAATACGTTCGCCTTGTCTATTTCTTCAGTTGTCAGAGGCTTCCACCTTGCGATAAGGTCGTCTACCGTCACTATCATTTTTTTGTCGTCCTTTTGGCTGTTTTCTTAGGGCTTTCTACTTCTTTTGTCTCTGTGGGCTCATTAGAAAGAGAGCCGGACGATACTTTCGTCCAGCCCTCCCCTTTGCACTCACAGGAGCTCACAAATTCGAAGCCCGTTTTTGTATTTCTGTAAGTGTTCATTGTTGCCCTCCGATTTATGCAGGGATAATCCTTGCGAACGCTGTAGGTTCAAAAATAGCCCATCCGAGATATGCCTCACCTCTGAGATATACCTGGTTATATCCCTTCAGGTCGTGACCTGAGTTATCAGGGTCACCGTATTCGATTACTTCAAGGGTGATGTCCTTGCCGTAGCCCCACTTAAACATATTAGCGAAGTCTCCAATGATACCATGATCCACAATGGCTGCGGTGGCGCTTGCATCTGCCTTAACCGCCTGTGATACGGTCTTATTGATTGCAAGGGCCTGTCCGCCAAGGCTTGCAGGCTGTCCGCCGAAAGCAAAATCAGGATAGAGCCTTACGCCGTTTGCTTTCATATTCGCAAGAGCAGCCCTGACAGTGGGGGATATGGTCATCCCGGTAACTTCTCCGTCAGAACCTTCGACAAGGGCAATGGCACCCTCAATGTTAGCGTCGGGAGTGGTTGCGTTATAGGTAACAGTCTGAGTTACAAGAGTGTCAAAACTCCTAGCGGAAACAAGGTTGGAAACCACCTTAGAGCGGGGATTTACGCCGTGCATTGCTGCAAGGTCAAGTCCTACGGCGAGCTTCTTTGCAAATCCATCATTGAACGCGGTGAGGTAATCCACCTGCTTCTCCTCGGACGCAAACTTGAACTCATCAGAGATTCTTGCACCGTACTCAAACTTAACAGGAACAACGGTAATGGGATCCATCGTGATGCCGCCGTGGCTCTTTGCTCCGTTCTCTGCGACGATATCAATGTCCTGATCCATCGTGAATGTAAACTCCTTGTTGCCTGTGAAAGCAACGGGAATCTGCTGTCCAAGGGATACAAGAGCACTCTTGCCCTTTACCTTGCTTATAAGGTCGGTTACTAAATTCTCATCATAAAGCTGTGCTGATACTGACATGTTTTTTCTCCTTATTCTTTAAGATTCTTGACCAACTTCTTTATGCTGGCCTTTGTGCCTCCGTCGATCTCCGCGTCTTTTGCGTCCGGATTTCTTAAAGGGGGCGTCATTTTCTGTGCCAAAAACGGCTTCATTGATTCAGCATCCTTACGAATATCCTCTTCGGTGTCGCCGTTTAATCTATTTGCAAGCTCGTAGGGAATGCCAATTTCATGGGCTATCCTGCTTTTAACCGATGCAGTCTCGTACTTTTTGATATCAGCCTTAAGGCTTGCGATGGTATCCGCATCGGCTTTAGCCTTTTCGTTGGCATCATTGAGCGAGTTGCCGTAGTCTGCTAATTGTTTTTCGAGCTCCTCCGTCTGACTTTTTGCATCATCAGGGCTTAAGTATCCTGCGTACTTCTCCTGCCACTTCTTCTCTGACCGTTCCAAACGGTCTTTAATGATTTTGTCTAGCTGTTCCTGTGTTTCAATTACCTTAAATTCTTCCGACATATTTTTCCTCCTACTTTTACCGCCGTAGTGGCGTCAATATTTGATTATCTGTTTTTTACCTTTGTCTGTACTTGCAAGCCAATGAGCGAGAATAACACTATCCATCAAAGCGACTTCCCCGTCGGGCATCTGCGCAAGATATCCAAAACCGCCATTTGAGCCGATATTGCGCTTTTCACAATTGCTAACTACGTTGGTGAGTTCTTCTTGTCCCATGTGAACGATTGTCTTTTTGAAAATAGCCTGTTCAAATAGTGCGTTTGCGGTGATAATCTCTTTCACTGTGGGAAGAATCGGTTTTTTAAGCCTTGCGTTTTTCATTTGGTCGGAAAGCATCTGTTGACCGTTTGCGCCGTCAATAGCCACCTTTTTAACGCTTTTAGACTGCGTTAACCAATCAATAATCCAACCGACTCCATCCCTCATAGGGGTGCAATCAACAACTTCGATGAATATTGAGCCGCCTTTGGCCTTAAAAGCTATCGCCATAGCGACATTTTCTCCGTCTTTTCCGAATTTCACACCGACAAATAAATCACGGCTTTCGGCTTCGGGGACATTCATCACTCTAAGACTATCCCATTCCGTTTTTGAAATAGCAGATTTCAGATTATCCTGATGCCATAACCCCAAGCGCTGGATGTTAAAATCCATTTCATCGCCGCCGATTTCATCCTCGATTGATCTCTCTGTGAATACAGTTCCGAGGGATGGATTTGTGAGATACCATAGTTTTTTATCATTGATATCTGACATTTCATCGATTGACCACTCTGACCATCCGCTGTTTGGTTTCCCGCCTTTAAGAGTTTCGTTTCGGAAATTTGGAAAGATTGTTCCCGAACTGACCATAGTAGGCGGAGTTCCACAAAATATCGTTTGTGGGTTTTTTGAGTCTGTAACGACGTATTTCAACGCACTTTCTTGCTCATCCGTGTATTCCTGAGCCTCATCAATGATGAGAAGGTCGAAGCCCTCACCAAGGCCGCCTTTGCCCGAACGTGTACGGAAGTCACATGTACCGCCGTCTATGATTTGAATCCGCTCCAATCCGAACTGTTTTGAGAAAGTGTAGTTTTTTACGTATTCTCCCGCCGCCCTCTTTTCTTTATTCATCCGTTGGATTTCGGTGTAGCCAAGGTTATCAAGAAGCTCCGACAGACGGACGGCGGCGGAGTGGCTTGTGGTCGTGCGGTGAGCGGTATGAAGTACCTTTTCACCATTCACAAGTCCATACAATTCCCTCATTGCTACTACTTCATTTTTCCCATTTCGGCGCGGCACAGAATAGCCATACTTTGTATGCACCCATAACCCGTCATTGTTGACCGCTAAGATATTATTCAGTTGTTGTGCTTGCCATTTCTGACAAGTTCGCCCTGTTTGGTTATAGAGCTTTTCGGCTTCCTTTCCTTTCGTTACTTTGTAAGGCAAAATAACAGATTTAGTAGGAGTTTGATTGCCTTTTTTCATGGCTCAACCTCCTATCTATAACAAAAGGACGGATTAACCGCCCTTAGTTATCAATCTTTGAAGTTGTGACTACTTCCCCAGGTATAGCCCGATAATCGTTTACCGTTATAATCTATAGTGCAACGACAATTATCATGTCGGGTGAATACTTCACTCGGAACGCCCGGATATGTATATTCTCCCGCCAAATCATCGCACCATTTACAACATCCTGCGGCAGGAATCCTAACGACAGAAACGCCTAGCCCGGCGTCGGATTGAAATTCCGCATTTTTTTGAATGGCATTATCCACAATATTCATTGCGAATAATCTGACGGGCTCGTCAAGGATCCACGACACCGCGTCGAAATTATCC